GGAATCATCAAAACGATCTGGCCGAAGATAAAGCAAAGTCTGGCAGATGGGCATTCAATACGCTTGGAAGTGAAACGCTCCACCAGGTCATCGACTCAGAATGATATGTTCCACGCAATCATCGACAAGATCCACCAAGCCATGAAGGCGGCAGGATCAAAATGGTCTGCAGACGATTGGAAAAGACTATTGATTGACCAGTGGGCCAACGAAACAGACCGAAAGATTGGGAAGGTTGCGCCAAGCCTCGACGGCGAACGAGTTGTTCAATTGGGATGGCAAAGTAGGAAGTTCACCATTCCAGACGCTTCTGAATTTATTGAATGGTTGCTGGCCTGGTCAGCAGAAAAAGGAATTGATCTATGAAATGTCCGGTTTGTAATGTCTGGGCCGTTGTTAGGAAAATGCAGCCAAGAGAGCACAATGTTACTTACCGACGCTACGAATGCGGAAACATGCACCGATTCAATACTTATGAGCGAACTGAAATTTCCGAAGCATAGCTATATCCGAAGCAAGAAACTCCTACGATTGGTGGCCAGCCTTGACTGCCAACTCTGCGGCAGTCAGGAAGTCGTCCAGGCAGCCCACACCAACTGGGGCGGCGGCAAAGGCCGGAGCATTAAGGCAGACGACAACCTTGTCGCAGCGCTTTGCATGAAGTGTCACCAGGCCATCGACCAAGGCGCTTGCGGATCCAGGGCAGAACGCCAGGCCGCCTGGAACCTGGCGCACCGCAGGACCGTTGAACAGCTGGTGAACGCAGGGCTATGGCCATTAGAAATCCCGCAACCGAAATCAGAGGAAAATCCAGCATGACAACAAACCCCGCCGACAAAGTTGAACAATGGCCCATCAACAAGCTGGTGCCCTACGCTCGCAACGCCAGGACGCACAGCGACGAGCAAGTTGGCCAGATTGCGGCCAGCATCCGGGAATGGGGATGGACTACGCCGATCCTGGTAGACGAGGAAGGCAGCATCATTGCCGGCCATGGCAGAACACTGGCCGCACAGCGCCTGAAGATGACCGAGGTTCCTGTGATGGTGGCCGCAGGATGGTCAGATGCTAAGAAGCGCGCTTACGTACTTGCTGACAACAAGCTCGCTCTGAATGCAGGGTGGGATCCTGAAATGCTCAAGATCGAACTAGGCGCACTCGATGCGGCCGGCTTTGATTTAGAGTTAACCGGCTTTGTTGGAGATGACCTTACTCAGGCCATGTTTGGTGACTTAGCCGCAGAGGACCAAGATGATGAACTTTCCGAAAATTACAGCCGGAAGATTGAAGCGCCTATCTACACACCAAAAGGTGAAAAGCCAAGAGTTCCAAGTCTTTACGACGAATCCAAAGCCACAGAATTAAAATTGCAAATTGCGGAAGCCGACCTGCCGGCCGATGTGCGTAAGTTTCTCATTGCAGCAGCGGATCGACATACCGTATTTGACTTTCGCAATATCGCCGAGTTTTACGCCCATGCAGACGCAACTACGCAAGACCTAATGGAGCGCAGCGCACTAGTCATCATCGACTACGACAAGGCCATTGAAAACGGATTTGTGGAACTTTCACAGGCCATGCTCAAGCAGGCTGGCAAATTCAAACCCAAAGCAGGCACAGACGATGCGGAGTGACTTCGCTGCCCTAATCCTCACGCACGGAAGGCCTGACCGGGTCCACACCTACTACGCACTCAGGAATGCAGGCTACACAGGTCGGATCATCATCGTGATCGACAACGAGGACAAGACCGCCAACGAATACCGTGACCGCTACGGCACCGATGTTGTGGTGTTCGACAAAGCTGCCATTGCTCAAACCTTCGACGAAGGCGATAACTTCCAAGATCGCCGTGCCATCATCTACGCTAGGAATGCCAGCTTCCAGATTGCCAAGGACTTGGGCTATCGGTACTTTGTGCAGCTTGATGATGACTATATTGGCTTTTACTACCGATTTGACCAAGATGGTTTTTACGGCCATTGCACGACACCATCCCTTGATTGGCTTTTCTCAAGCATTTCAGACTATCTCAGCGTAACCCCTTTTGCCAGCATTGCTATCAGTCAAGGTGGGGATCACATTGGTGGAGGAGAGGGGAAAAAAGTAATTGGTACAAAACGAAAAGCTATGAACAGTTTTGTTTGCGATACCAAAAAACCATTTCAGTTTGTTGGGCGCATAAACGAGGACGTAAACACCTATACCTGCGAGCAACGAAAAGGCTTGCTGTTCATGACCATCATGGCCGCGCAGCTCAATCAAAAAACCACACAATCCAATGCAGGCGGCATGACCGATCTTTATCTGGACAGTGGAACCTACGTCAAAACCTTCTACAGCATCATGTACGCTCCGTCATGCGTCAAGGTCAGTGAGTTATCAGACCCCAAAAATGGACATTCAGGCCACGCCAGGATTCACCACAAAATAAATTGGAACAACGCAGCGCCCCTGATTTTGTCTGAGCATTACAAAAAGGCAGCACCATGAAATTGACAGCCAAACAAGAAGCCTTTGCCCAGGCTATTGCAGACGGCATGACCCAGGCCGATGCCTACCGAAACGCTTTCAACGTCAAGTCGACAACCAAGCCAGAAAGCATCTGGGACAGCGCCAGCAAAGTTATGGGGAACCCAGAGGTGGCCCATAGGGTAAGCGAACTTAAAGAAAAACTTGCATCAAAAGCGCTATGGTCACGAGAAATGAGCATCAAAGCACTTGTTCGTGCTTTCCAGCTTGCTGAAAAAGGAATAAACCCCCAGGCTATGACCGGAGCAATTAAAGAAATAAATGCGATGCACGGATTCAACGCACCGCAGAAGATTGACCTGAGCGCAGAGTTAACGCTTCGCCGGATTGAGCGAGTAATCGTCAAAGCATGAGCGTGCTAAAAATCCCCACTCCAGAATGGGCAGTTGCTTTGCTTGGAGCCAGCCGCTACAAAGGCGCATGGGGCGGCAGGGGAAGCGGCAAATCGCATATGTTTGCCGAGCTCATGATCGAGGCCCACATCATGGATCAGAAGCGGCGCAGCGTCTGCGTCCGTGAGATTCAGAAGTCTTTGAATCAGTCCGTGAAGCGTTTGCTTGAGACAAAGATCGAAGCCATGAATGCCGGCGCATACTTTGAAGTGCAGGATGTGGTCATCAAGTCCAGGAAGGGCGATGGCGCGATTATTTTCCAAGGCATGCAGAATCACACTGCGGATTCGATTAAGTCGCTGGAAGGCTACGATTGCGCCTGGGTGGAGGAAGCCCAGAGCCTGAGCCAGACCAGTCTGGATCTGTTGCGGCCAACCATCCGCAAGCCAGACTCAGAATTGTGGTTCACCTGGAACCCGCGCCAGCAGTCCGATCCCGTCGACTTCCTGCTGCGTGGTCCAACACCGCCAAAGGATTCGACCGTTCTCAAGGTCAACTTCACCGACAACCCGTGGTTCCCCCAGGTTCTTCGGGATGAGATGGAGTATGACAAGCGGCGCGATCCTGACAAGTATCAGCACGTTTGGCAAGGAACCTACCTTACCAACAGCAATGCCAGGGTTTTCAGAAACTGGAAGATCGAGGAATTCGAGGCACCAGCCGATGCCATCCACCGGCTTGGCGCTGACTGGGGCTTTTCGGTCGATCCTACCGTTCTGGTCCGTTGCCACATAATCGGCCGTACTCTGCACATCGACTATGAGGCCTACATGGTTGGCTGCGAGATCGTCAATACGCCAGATCTTTTTATGGAAGTTCCAGAGGCTGAGAAGTGGCCAATCGTGGCGGATTCAGCCAGGCCGGAGACCATCTCGCACATGAAACGAAACGGGTTCCCAAAGATCATGACAGCGGTAAAAGGCCCGAAGTCAGTGGAGGAAGGCATCGAGTTTCTGAAGAACTACGACATCGTCGTTCATCCTCGCTGCATCCACACCATTGACGAGCTGAGCCTTTACAGTTACAAATCAGACCCACTCACGGGTAGAATACTGCCTATACTCGAGGACAAGAAGAATCACGTTATTGATGCGCTGCGGTATGCTTGCGAGGGCATCAGGCGTTCGGCAGTGAGCAGACCAACCACATTTACGCCACTTCCAAACGTCAAACGCTGGGCATAACAAGGACACAAATGGCACGCATCCCCACTGACCAACGGCTTGCGAATCTGCACGCTGATGCCTTGCGGCAGTACAACGACATCCAGACTGCACTGAGGGATGAGCGCCTGCAATGCCTCCAGGACCGTCGGTTTTACTCACTCTGCGGCGCACAGTGGGAAGGCCCACTCTACGACCAGTACGAAAACAAGCCCAAGTTTGAAGTCAACAAAATCATGTTGGCGGTTATTCGGATCGTCAACGAATACCGAAACAACCGCATCACCGTCGATTATGTGAGCAAGGACGGTTCCGAAAACGACAAGCTGGCCGAGGTCTGCGATGGTCTGTACCGCGCAGATGAACAGGCGTCCGTGGCAGACGAAGCCTACGACAACGCATTTGAGGAAGCCGTAGGCGGAGGCATCGGAGCCTGGCGACTCAGGACAGTTTACGAGGACGAGGAAGATGACGAGGACGACCGTCAGCGGATCCGCTTCGAGCCGATCTACGATGCCGACAGCTCCGTTTTCTTTGATCTGAACGCCAAGCGCCAAGACAAGTCAGACGCAAAGTTCTGTTTCGTCGTCACCAGCATGACCCGCGACAGCTACAAGGAAATCTATAACGATGACCCGGCAGACTGGCCCAAGATCATTCATCAATACGAGTTTGACTGGGCAACCCCTGACGTTGTATTCGTCGCTGAATATTACAAGCTCGAGGAAAAGACCGAGACCATCAGGATATTCCAGAACATCACCGGCGAGGAAGAACGCTACACCCAAGCCGACTTTGCCAACGATGAGATGCTGGAAGAAACCCTGCTTGCCATCGGCACGACCGAGATCCGGCAGAAGCGGGTAAAGCGCATGCGGGTCCGCAAGTACATCATGTCAGGCGGCAAAGTCCTGGAAGATGCCGGCTACATTGCGGGCAAGAATATTCCCATCGTGGTCGTCTATGGCAAGCGCTGGTTTGTAGACAACATCGAGCGCTGCATGGGCGCGGTGCGCCTGGCCAAGGATGCCCAACGCCTCAAGAATATGCAGCTGTCCAAGCTGGGCGAAATTTCAGCCTTGTCCAGCATCGAGAAGCCCATCATGACACCCGAGCAAGTGGCAGGGCATCAGGTCATGTGGGCAGAAGATAATCTACGTGATTACCCTTATCTACTGGTCAATCCGATCACCGGGCCAGATGGCAACACTCAAGTCAGCGGGCCTGTGGCGTACACCAGGTCGGCAGCAATCCCGCCGGCAATGGCTGCGCTCTTGCAGATCACCGAGCAGGACATGCAGGACATTCTGGGCAACCCGCAAGGCGCTGACAAGATGGTGTCCGGCGTATCGGGCAAAGCCGTGGAGATGATCCAAACCCGCGTGGACATGCAGACCTTCATCTATATGTCCAACTTCGCCAAGGGCATGAAGCGCTGCGGCGAGATCTGGCTCGGCATGGCGAAGGAGATCTACACCGAGGACAAGCGCAAGATGAAAACCATTGCCCCCACTGGGGAAGCTGGCATGGTTGAGCTGATGCAACCCACCATTGACCAAGAGACTGGCGCAATGGTGATGGCAAACGATTTGAGCGATGCCACCTTTGACGTTGTGGCGGAAGTCGGGCCATCCAGCAGCAGCAAGCGCGCAGCCACTGTTCGGGCTTTGACTGGCATGCTCCAGATCACCCAAGACCCGGAAACCCAACAGGTTCTAACCGCAATGGCGATGATGAACATGGAAGGCGAAGGGGTTGGTGATGCCAATGCTTATTTCCGCAAGAAACTTCTGCGCATGGGCGTGGTCAAGCCTACCGACAGCGAGGCCGAAGAACTCATGGCCGAGATGCAGGGCAAGCCTCAAGACCCGAACGCTCTTTACTTGCAAGCCGCAGCCGAAGAAGCCACAGCCAAGGCAGCCAAGGCCCGAGCCGATACCGTCGAAACCGTGGCCAGCGCAGAACTGAAGCGCGCACAAACCCTCGAGACCCTTGGCAAGGTTGACGAGACAGCCCAGAACATGGCATTGACAAATGCCGAAGCAGTGCAGCAGATTTTGCAAGGCCAGATTTATCAGCCCGTTGTCAGATAACTGAAAAAGGGCGAGAATGTAATCAACGGCAACCACCCAGTCGTTCAAAGTGGGTGAGTTTGATAGGGTCACAATGAATCAAAAGGCAGTAATTGAAAGCAATGAAATCGAAATAGACGAGGAAGAAATCGAAGTCAACCAACAAGTTGATGAGGATGAACCCGAGGATGCCGAAGAAGTTGTTGTCAGTATTGGTGAGGACGCGCCACCTCCCGAGGAACAGACTCATGCGCCTGAATGGGTTCGAGAGCTGCGAAAGACGAATCGAGAATTGCAACGCCAGAACCGTGAGCTGCAAGGCAAGCTACAAACCGCACCGACTGAGATCAAGCCAGTCGTGCTAGGCAAGAAGCCAAGCCTCGAGGAACACGATTACGACGCTGATAAATTCGAAGTAGCAATGGCAGATTGGTTTGACCGGAAACGGCTCGCTGATGATGCCAACACCAAGCAGCAAGCTGAAGTTATGACTCAGCAGAAAGCCTGGCAGTCTAAGCTGGATGGCTACGGCAAGGCGAGAGCTGAACTGAGAGTCAAAGATTTTGAAGAAGCCGAGGCCGTGGCCCAGGAACTATTCAACGTCACGCAGCAAGGAGTAGTGTTACAAGGTGCAGATAATCCTGCGCTCGTCATCTACGCTCTTGGCAAGAATCCAAAAAAGGCCAAGGAACTGTCCGATATTAAAGACCCTGTGAAGTTTGCCTTCGCGGTTGCGAAACTGGAGAAAGAATTGAAAGTTACAAACCGTAAGGCAGCCCCGCCACCCGAGAGAATCTTGTCAGGTACTGGCCGATCATCTGGGGCGGTGGACTCAACCCTTGAACGGCTGAGAGAAGATGCGTCGAGAACTGGCAACATGACGAAAGTCATTGCCTACAAAGCGCAAAAACGATCAGCTTCCAAATAAACATTTAGGAGATTTTCATGAGTAATTCATTCAGCAAGGAAGAGCGCGTTGCCTTTGAGGACATCCTCGAAGGCTTCAACGACGCTCTGGTGCTTTCCCGGAACGTGTCCGTCTACAACACCGACGGCTCGATGATGGAGCGCACCAACAACGTGATCTACCGCCCCCAGCCCTACATCGCTCAGTCCTACGATGGCATGGATCAGACGGGCAATTTCGGCAACTACACCCAGCTTTCCGTTCCGGCTACGCTCGGCTTTCAAAAGTCGGTGCCGTTCATCCTGGATGCACTCGAGCTGCGCGATGCGTTGCAAGAAGGCCGCCTTGGCGAAGCTGCAAAGCAGAAGCTGGCATCCGACATCAACATCGCCATCATGAACACCGCGGCCAATCTTGGTTCGCTGGTGGTTACTGTCAGCACTGCTGCCGGTGACTATGACGACGTTGCTTTGTGCGACAGCATCATGAACGAGCAGGGCGTCCAAGCCTTTGATCGTTACTTGGCACTGTCCAGCCGCGACTACAACGGCATTGCTGGCAACATCGCTGGCGGAGCTGGTGGCGCATCTGTGTCGCGTAGTTTTGCCGGCAACAAGTCGAACAATGCTTTCGAGCGTTCGTATGTTGGCATGGTTGCAGGCTTCGATACTTACAAGCTCGACTACGCAAATCGTATTGCAGCGGCTACTGGCGCTGATCCAACGATGAGCACTCTGGTCGGTGCAAGCAACTACTATGTGCCTGTCGCAACCTCCACTTCGGTGACTGGTGAAACTGGCAACGTGGACAATCGTTTCCAAACGATTACAGTCTCCAGCACAACCGACTTGCCAGCAGGGACTGCCATTGAGATTGCAGGCGTTGAAGCTGTCCATCACATCACGAAGCAAGGCACTGGATTCTCCAAGACCTTCCGCGTGGTGAGCGTGAGCAGTGCGACCACCTGCGTGATCACACCTCCAATCATTTCTGCCCAAGGTGGAACTGATGCCGAACTGCAGTATCAAAACTGCATCGTGACCGCTGCTGCTGGTCGTAGTATGAATCGTCTCAACACCGTTGCTGCGCCGATCAACTGCTTCTGGCAGAAAGATGCGCTTGAAATCCTGCCGGGTCGTTACGCTGTTCCCTCGGATGCTGGCGTCGCAGTGATGCGTGCCTCCACCGACCAGGGCATCGAACTGGTGATGCAGAAGCAATACGATGTGAACACGATGAAAACCAAGTATCGCCTCGATACCCTTTTCGGCGTGGTCAACAAACAGCCCGAGATGTCCGGTATTCTCTTGTTCAATCAAACGCCGTAAGGAGATAAATCATGAGCTTTAACAGAATTTTTACCCAAGGCACTGCCGTTGTTACTGTGCCGGCAGGCGAGAAGATCGCCGTTCAAGCCTACTCGCCCGCGAGTGTGTTTCAGGAAGTTGGTTATCCCAACTTTCCTGAATCGCAGGACTTGCTCACCGTAGTCGAGAACACCACTTACGTATCTGCCGCTTTCACGAATGCCACGAACGTGACCATTCAGGCCGGCGCGTCGGGTGCAACTTACGCGGTCGGCACTGATCCGGTTGTTTCGGATGATGGGAAGTTTCAGCGTCAAGGAACGCCGGGCGTGCTTAACGTTACCGGCGCTCTGACCGCTGCGATGATCCTGTCGGGTATCGTTACCTCCACCACGGCTGCTGCTGTTGCTGGCACGCTGCCGACTGGTGCGGTATTGGACGCTGCCAGTGAGTTTGCAATTGGTGATTCGTTCGACTGGTCTGTAATCGCTACGGGCGCAAATGCCTTTACGGTTACAGCTGCCGCAACGGGTCACACGATTGTCGGCACTGCCGCAGTTGCCACCGTTACCTCTGGCGCATGGCGCACTCGCAAGACTGCTGCCGAAACCTTCGTATCGTATCGGATCGGCTAACCAACCAGGACAGGCCAGCAGAGATGTTGGCCTGTTTTTTAATGGAGAACGATATGCCAATGACCAAAGGTTACTCAAAGAAATCAATCAGCAAGAATATTGCTATGGAAATGAAGGCCGGAAAGCCCCAAAAGCAAGCCGTGGCTATGGCTCTTGGCATGGCAAGCAAGTCGGCCAAAGCCGCTGGCAAGCCAGGTAAAGCACCGATGAAGAAATGATAAAGTCAGCCGCAATCGTCAAGACTAAAGCTCTCGCTCCGTGGAAAGAGTTGCGGCTGCAAAAGCGCAAGCTGAAGAAGTCCCAGGCAGCAGAACGCAAGGCAACAAAACAGATTCGCCCATCGCCCATTGGCAGGCGGATTCGTGATGTTGTTGAAGTTGTTGAGACGCTTCAATCTGAGGACAGCCCACCAACTCGAGACGAAATTCTGCAGCAAGCCGAAGTGTTAGGCTTGAAGGTTGACAAACGCTGGTCAGATGCGACACTTCTGAAACACATCGAGGAATCGGAATGGGCTACAAAAAACGACAATTCATAAGTGCCGCCTTCGAGGAGATCGGCCTTGCGTCTTATGTTTTTGATTTGCAGCCTGAACAGCTTGAATCTGCTCTGCGTCGTCTTGATGCAATGATTGCAGATTGGAATGCCAAAGGCATCCGTCTGGGCTATCCTTTGCCATCCAGCCCACAGGACAGCGACCTCGATGAGGAAACGAACGTCCCTGATTCGGCCTATGAGGCAATAATTTGTAGCCTGGCCATCAGGCTTGCGCCAGCTTACGGCAAGCAAGTGATGGTCGAGACCAAGACCACTGCGAAGCAGGGCTACGACATCCTGCTGCAGAGAGCCACATTCCCGCTCGAACAGCAGCTGCCGGCCACAATGCCCGCTGGTGCTGGCAACAAGCCGTGGAGGATCTACGACAATCCGTTCATCAGGCCACCAGCCAATCCAGTCACCGCTGGCCCTGATGGGCCTATTGAATACTATTAAGGACAACCCATGCCAACGATCAATCAACTGCCGGTCCTGAATGTCATCTCCAGCGGCGACCAGCTGCCCGTTTACTCGCCAAACAATGGGGACGCCAGGCGCACCTCGATTGGTTCGTTGTTGACGTTTTTCCAACAGAGTTTTGCATCGCCAACACTGTCGACGAATCTTTACGTTCCAAGCTCTGGGTTCAACATTACAGTTCCAACCCCTGTCAGCAACGACCAATGGATGCTTTTGCAACCCGCTGGAACGCTTGCAACAGGCACGATCACTCTGCCGTTGAACACTGGTGTGCCTGATGGCACGACCGTGCTGATTACAACAACCCAAGAGATCACATCGCTGACGATCGCCTTGAATGGCGCGTCTGCTATTTTTGGTGGCGTGACATTCTTGGGTGCTGGTACTGCTACGGCGATTCGTTTCTACCAGGCCACAAACTCTTGGTATCAGATCAACGCCGAGACGGTTTATGCGGCTGGCATTCAGGCTTTCTTGGCTACACCATCGAGCGCCAACTTGCGGACAGCAATGACCGATGAGACTGGCACCGGCCTGTTGGTGTTCAACACAAGTCCGACTTTAATTACACCAATCTTGGGGACAGTCACAAGCGGAAACATTTCTGCTTGCACATCAACCAGCATGGCATTGGTAACGCCGATTCTTGGAACACCAACATCAGGGACGCTCACATCCTGCACAGGGTTGCCATTGACAACTGGCGTCACTGGTGCCTTGCCTGTGACTAATGGCGGCACTGGGGCATCAGGAACAGTTCAAGCCTTGAGTGGCCCTGGTGCGGTAAACATCACAAGCCTTGCGACTGCTTTCACTTCAACAGGTGCGGGTAATGCTTTGACCCTTGCAGATGGCGCGCAAGGACAGATTAAGACAGTTATTTACGTTGCAGAGGCAGCCGGCGGCGACACTGGCGTTCTAACTCCAGCCAATCTTGGCAGCGGAACGACAGTCACGTTTAACGCTGTTGGCGATTCGGCAACGCTTCAGTTTGCAGGCACCGACTGGTGGGTCGTTGGATTCCGTGGTGCGGTTGTTGCGTAATGGCCACAAAGTCATCAGTCAATGCGGCTGGCAACTACACGAAGCCAACCATGCGGAAAGCAGTTTGCCAAGCAGCCAAAAAAGATTGCTGAAAAGATCAAAGGCTTCAGATGAAAACGCCAGCTTATGCGCGCAAGGAAGGCCAGAACCCAAAAGGCGGATTGAACGCCAAGGGCAGAGCTGCGGCCAAGGCCGAGGGCATGAACCTTAAGCCTCCAGTCAAGTCTGGCGACAATCCGCGCAGAGCATCATTCCTAGCCCGCATGGGTGGCAATCCTGGCCCTGAGTACAAGGACGGCGAACCTACCAGGCTCCTGTTGAGTTTGAAGGCTTGGGGCGCATCCTCAAAGGCTGACGCCAAAGCCAAAGCAAAAAGCATCTCTGAACGCAATAAGGCCAAGTGATGCAGATCCCAACAGAAAACCGTTTTTATGTGTATGAGCATTTACGCTCAGACACTGGTGCGGTTTTTTATGTTGGCAAGGGAACTGGCAAACGATGCACAGTAAAAAGCCATCATCATCGTAATGAATTCTGGCAACGGACTGAACGCAAAGCTGGTGGATTCTGCGTTCGCATGGTCGCTAAAGATATTGATGAAGAATTGGCTTTTCTTGTTGAACAAGAACGAATCTCGCAACTGCGTACAGTTGGGATTCGCTTATGTAACATGACAGATGGTGGTGATGGAACATCAGGATGGGTTAAAACACCGGAATGGCGCGAGAAAGTTGGCTTGGCCCATCGTGGGAAAATTGTTACTCCCGAGGTGCGTACAAAAATCTCATCGGCTGTAAAAGCGTCTGGGTTTGTGCATACGGAAGAAATGCGTCAAAAAATCTCAGATACTCATAAAGGAAAAAAACGTGCGTTCGGCTATCAGCACACAACTGAATGGAAGTCAGCGCAGCGTGAGTGGGTGACAAGAAACAAAAGCAGAACTGGTCAAACGCGAAGCAAGGAAGAACGCGAAAAAGCGTCTGTTGCACTTAGTGGGAGAATTCAAACAAAAATTGAATGCCCTCATTGTGGAAATATTGGAGGCAATGCAATGCGGCGCTGGCATTTTGACAATTGCAAAGAAAACCAATGACTCAAATTCAAATATTGAGCGGAATCTACGCTGACAGTACCCCAGAGCTGCGCACCGCTTACCCTGTAAATATGGTTCCTGTGCCAAAGAAGTCTGGCATCAGCAACGGATTCTTGCGGCCAGGTGATGGGTTTGTTGCCAACGGCACAGGCCCAGGCATTGACCGCGGTGGCATCGAGTGGAACAGCATCTGCTACAGAGTCATGGGAACCAGTCTCGTGATCGTGGCCAGCAATGGTGCCGTGACCATCTTGGGCGACGTTGGCGGGCCAATCACTCAACTGGTAACAATGGATTACAGCTTCGATCTTCTGGCCATT